CTACCCGACCAGCCAAAGCCCTCACGAATGCCTTGGAGCGGCTGATGATAGCCATATCACCCGCTGACTTGGAGCAGAACCACGCCCTCCTGTGCGAGTACCGCCGTGCCTGCGAGTTGCTTGGGTACGACCCCGCCAAGGCTCAATGGGCGGGGGTCCATGAGGTGTCAGCCTCCCAGTTACCCAAGGACGAAGACCACACCGTCTGCTACTATCCACTCCTTAACCCCGAAGAATAACCATGCGAAACATCACCCACCTCGTCGTGCATTGCACGGCCACGCCAAAGAACACCACCATAGCATCCATCCGCAAACATTGGAAAGAGGGGTTGGGTTGGAAGGCGGTGGGCTACCATAAGATTATAGAACCCAACGGGAACATCACGACCTTGGCCACCGACGACAAGGTGACCAACGGGGTTGCGGGCCACAACTCAACGAGCCTGCATGTGTCCTACATCGGGGGCAAAGATTCCGACGACCGCACCATTCAGCAGAGGCAAGCCATCGCAGGGGTGCTTCTATCGTGGTTGCAGAAATATCCCAAGGCCCGCATTTGCGGACACAGGGACTTCCCAGGGGTTGCGAAGGAATGCCCGCAGTTTAACGCAGAGAAAGAGTACGGCTACCTGTACCTAACGGCCAACGATACGCAGGAGGGTTAGTACAACCTATCCGCAGGAGTGAAGGTGGCGTGCAGTTGCAACTCTGGTCCCTTATTGTCCTTGCTGCTATTCCTGCTCGTTTCCAACTTCATCCAATATCCACCCAAAGGCTTCGGGCCTCGTCCTCGTTCAGTGTGAAATCCCATATAACCGCCGTCCCATTCTTCCTTGTAAGTCGCAGTACGCAACTGGTGAATAGGTTTCTGCAAAAGTGTTTTGGTCGAGCGGTCATAGCGGTGAATCATGTTTTGGTGATAGTATAACTCATGGACATGGCCCATCCAAGTGAGGTCGTAACCTTCGGTGCTTGCCAGTAAGCGTTGGTCCTGAATTACGCCGCGTGTGACGGGGCCACCCCCACCGTGACCATGATAATAATGTGTTACGAAGTTTACTCCCCGAAGGTTGTCGTGTTGCACTCGGATGTCTATCGTGCCGCCGTAGCCACCAAGTTGAACCGTTGTCCCCGCCTCGTAGTTTAGAATGCTGGTAAGAGCCAAGAGCGGGTCAAATTCGGTATGCTTGACGATGCTTGTTTCGTGGTTGCCGTATCCAATTAGAAGAATGTTTTCGGCGTATGGCTTAAACCAATTGGCCGCATCTTCGGTGACGGCTTGCAGGTAGTTGTTGACTTGGTGTTCGGGGCGCACTCCTGACTTGTCAGCCCGTTTATCATAACGGCCACCCATAAGGCAAAGTGTGTCTCCGTTCAGTATGATGGCGGCATTCCTCTTGACTGCTTCGTCCAAATGATTTTTCAGCAGCCCCCTATCGCAATGGGGGTTGTCCCAGTGCAGGTCGCTGATGAGTAGAAACTCCTGCCCCGATTGGCAGGTGATGTCGTGGATGTTGCGGGAATGCTTGGTGAGTGGTAGAATCATTGCATGGCTTTTAGTGATGCGTTTTCGGATTCAAGTGCATGGATGGTATGTTCCAATGACTCAATCCGTTGACGCAAAACTAACAACTCATTGCGTAATTCAGTCAACTCTTTGTTTTGTGCTTCGGCCGTAGCCTGCCACATAGCCAGCACCGCTTGGGCTTGCTTGACTTGTAGGGAATCCGCCGTGAAGCGTCCCCGTGTCAGCCAAGCGACTGCACCGCCAACGATTGCGCTGATGGTGCCGATGATAGTGGTTTCGATTAGGTTCACTCTGTGACTACTTGCTCGGTTCGCCCTTTGATTTATCCAAAGCCATCCAACCTACTGATAATAGGGTCAATACCGAGCCGATAATTTCGGTGAGGGTTGCGGTGTCAAGGATACCTTTGGCGACGAGCGTGCCGCCGATGAAGGTGAGCAAGTGACGGAGCAGAGCGATGACGGCTGATTTCATAAGGGGGAGTTTTGGTTGGTCGGGGTTGCGCTTAAATAGGCCCATGGTTGGAAATGTTATTATTTGGAAGGTGTTGCAAATTCTTTGTAGTCAGCGGCGTATTGTTCCTCCCACCCGCTGAACGAGTGAACGCCACAGGGTTCGGGCCATACCACGAATGCGGCCAAGGCTTCGGGGCAGGTGTCGTGGAATAGTATGTCCACGCAGACGGCCTTGTCTATCTCTCCCACGGGAACTGCGAAGTCCAGCGGTTGCAGGTCTTGCAGCAACTTGTCAGCGGTGGCCCCGTCGGGGAAGGCGAACTTTCGGAAGGTGGGCATTGCTATGCGGTTAGGGCTGCGAGTTCGTCATCGGTGAGGCGGGTGTTATACAAGGCCACGGCACGGATGCGGGATGGTTTAATGCCGCTAAAAAATGCGGAACTTTTATCTACACCAAGGTAATTTAATGCCGCCCCAAATGTGATTGCCGTAGTGTTGAGCGTTCCAACCCTTGACCCGTTGAGGTACATTGTGGAGTCGCCGCTTTTGTAAGCAACGGCGATTTTAACCGTTCCCGTGACACCGCTTGCCGATGTAAAAATAATGCTTGTAGAACTATGGTAAATCCTTCCAAGGTAGGAGTTGTTTGCGTTCTTGTAAATCGTGATTGCATTTGCTGCTGAACGATTAATGTTAAACACATCATCCTCTCCGTCGTTGGATTCGCACTCAATGTAAAGTACACCCTCCGTCTGCCCGATGGACCCGCTGACCGCTCCGCTGACCGAGATGACATCTGCGCTTCGGCTACCCGTTCCTGCGGTGGTGGGGATGTAGGAAGTGGCGATGCTTCCCGCTTCAAACTGCGCCCCCCAAGTGTAGGCGGTGAGGTTGAGTGCGCCTGATGTGGCAAAAGATATGCTTCCGCTTGTATTCGCTAATTCAAACACCATTCCCCCAATAAGGTCGCCAGACAATGTAAGAGGTTGAGAAATCAACCGATACCATCCATTCCCGTAGTTCTCAATCCTTGCGCCCGATGTTATTGCAGTCCCACTTGCAAGATTGAAAAACGAGCGACCTGGACTGGGGCTTATGCCTGTAAAACTAATGGGTGTAATTGCACAAAAATCAAGAGGGTTGGTTGCGCCACGCTTGACAAAGATGCTAAATGTATGAATCCCCGAAGCCGTTGCCGTTATTGCGGTCGTGCTATACCTACTTGCTTGCGTTGTTCCACTTGCTGCGCCACCAACATATTTATTGATGCTTGCGCTCGTTCCATCGGGTGCAAGAAAGTCCGTGCTTCCCGTCGTGAATGCAACCCCGCCCGACACCGTTGGAGTGTCAAGGATATTCATCAAGTTGGCGTTTGGAGCCAAGTTCGTCGCCGCAGGCTCCACGAGCAACGCAGGACACCCCGTAACGCCGCCGCTTGTGTAGTAGTCCAAGCGTGGAATGCCCGATGCTACGGATGCGACCAAGCCAGCAGAATCAAACCGCCGTGCCTCGGTGTTGCGGGTAACGGTGAAGTCCCCCGCCCCGCTGGTTGGGATTTGGGAGTATAGTTTCCCCGTCTTGAAACGAGCGGGGACTATGAGCAGTGAAGGCGTGGGCATATTAGAAATTGAATATCAAAGCGAATCGGGCTTGCAGGCAACCGCTGACGGCGGCTTCTGCCGCTGCTGCCCCGTCGGTCGTAGCACGGGCGTTGAAGGCATCCCACGCAAGTTCTGCGGGGGTCTTGCCCATCACCATTGAACGGGGGTAGCCGTAGCCGTAGCCGATGAACATTGCTTAGAGAAATGTATAACCGATGACGCTACCTACGGAAACCGTTACCGCCGTAATCTTGCCGCCGTTGCGACCGCAAATCACGATGCCTGCGGAGATGGACTTCAGGGAAAAATTGTAAGCGGTCAGCAGGTTCTCGCTGCCTGTACCCGTGAGGGTGGTCATCGTTGCGGCAGAGTTCACGACGAGAAAGTCGTAGTTCTTACCCGTGGCGGCTGCACCTGAATCAATCAGTTCGCAAGTGCCGCCCTGTCCGAGCATTTGTTGAAGAATAGGTGTAGGCATTTTGTTTGGTTGCTTTAGGGTAAATGTAGGTTAGGTCGGAATTTCACAAACGGAGTGAGAGTACGGGATAGCAAACGATAGAGTAGCCACCCACCCCGCCGTTCGGTCATCTCGGCTCTCCACAAACCTCGTAAGGCTGACGCTGGTACTTAGCGTCCACTCTTGCGTTGGGTCGTTTGTAAGGCTTGAAATGAAGTCCTGTGCGATTTGCAGTTGGTCGCTCAAAACCTCGTCTTCGTTGTCTTGCCAGCCCAGCGTCGGACTGCCCGAAACCACGCCACCCATCGTGGCAATGGATTCCACTCGGTCGCTAAAATAGACACCCACAGTAAGGTTAAGGCTACCCAAATCCGTACTCGCTGACTGAACATCCGCGAATACCAAAGGATAGACGATTCGCTCACGGCTTGGGGTGCGAAGGTTGATGGTGTTGTCCGTTCCGATTGCAAGAGGGTCCCCCGTTCCGAAGGAGTTTACTTGCGGATGGGCATTTGCAAGCGCAAGGAGTGCTTGCTTGATTTTTATCCATGACATAGGCTTGGAGTTTCAAAATGTTTTTAGAATGTGCGCCCATGTTCAGCAGTTGTTGCAGTAGGGGTCATAGGGCCAAGGGCGGTCTAAGCCAGCACCACGGCGTAGGGTGCGGGCATCCAATGCCATCCCCGTGTTGTAGTTCGTGCCGTTGGGGTAGATGGTGTCCAAAGCCGATGGCGGGGAGTTGAAGAGCGGATAGTTGGCCTTCTGCTCCATCAAGTACCTGGTAATCCTTTCCGAATACCACTCGGCATCATTCTTCACTTTGTCGGTGAGGCGGGTGATTTCGTCCATGGACATTTGGGAACTTTCCTCGCTGGTACGGCGGACCATTCCCTTGTTCATGTACTTGAACGCAAGCACCATGGGTAACTCGTAGTACAACCATTGCACCATGGCGGGTTGGATGTAGTCCTCCAAGAGCGTCGTGTTCAATGCCGTGGTCGTGCCGCTCACCACCTGCCCGACCATTTCCGAGTACAGGGCCGACCCAACGATAGGCTGAATCCGCATCTCTTGGACCTTCACGATGGTGGGCCGAATTTGGGTAAAGGAAACATTCTCGTTGATTACCGAGTTGTCCAGCAGGGTTTGCTCGCTTATGAATAGTGCCTTCATGCTTTCGTGATTTTATTGCCTTTGCGGATGACGAGTTGCTGCTCCCAAATGTGTCTGCATTGAGGGCGATTCACTCCGCTTGCGGTATGATACCATCCACCACGGCGGTTCCATACGGAGTAGCCCATGATGTTGGAAATACCATTGATGTCGTCACGGGTGTAAACCTTCCCTTGGTCAGCCAAGTCCAGCATCACCTTGCAGAACTCACGGCTGGTCCGTTTGTCCTTGTTGCTGAAACCCGCCGCCCATGCGTATTTGTACCTCACTTCCAGCACGGGTTCGGCCACTTCCTTGATGTTTTTGGGTAGGTTCTCCGAGGCGATTTGGTCCACGGCTCTTGCGATGGGATAACGGTCTTTCGTAATCAAGTAGGCGACCCGCTTGGCGACCTTCGCCTTGCTGACCCCGAACTCCTTGGCCATTTCTTCCACCG